TCGTGGCAGCGGGCAGTCGCCAAGGAAGAAGAAGCAAAAAAGAAAAGTCAGACCACGCACGTCGGTGAAGCCGGCAAGCGTCAAGAATTCACACTCACTGTGAAAGCCGTTCGACAATTCGATGGATACTATGGGGTCAAATCCATGGTGCGGATGGAAACCGAAGAAGGAAATGTCGTGATTTGGTGGACGGGCGAAGTGCCTGCATGGCTGGCAGACGCGGAAGAAGCCGAAGCTGTGGTCCATGTAAAGGCCACAGTCAAGAAGCATGACAATTACACGCCGAGCGGTTCCAATGTAAGTTATCCGCAAACCATCGTGCAGCGTGTAGCACTGGTGAAGTAAACTGAAGGAGAGGTCAGAGATGAAAGCCAAGGAAGTGAGACAGGCATGGAGATTCGTAATTGCCGAAAATATCAAAAGAGTTCGGGCGGAGAAGGGACTCAGCCAATCGGAGTTGGCTGAAAAGTGTAAGCTCCACCAGCACTTAATATCGCTGGTGGAACATGGGCATAGGGAGATTCGGGACGTTACTTTAGATCGCATTGCCGCCGGCTTGGGAGTGACCGTGAACGAATTAATGCCAGTCCCAGCCGCTAAAAAATCTTAGTTAAGAAAGGACACACAAATGACGCCGAACGCAGTAATTTACCAAGACGTCAAGAATTGGATTCATTCTATCGTATGGCAATTCTGTGCCCGACATCCAGAAGTGGATCAAGACGATTGTCTGTCTGTTGCTAATATGGGATTCATGTTAGCAATGGACAAATACGATGGTCGCACGGAAGTTACAACATGGCTCGGGGTTCGAATTCGATTTAACCTCCTGTCCATGCTAATGCCGAGGAAAATGGACACCCTCGTCCAATACAGTGGAGACCAAGAATTGTTTGACGGTCCACGAAATTTAGAACGTCGGCCGTTGATGGAAAAAGTCGAGGAGCTTTCTGAGGATGCCATATTCGTCGTAGGGCTGGCTCTAGAGGCCCCGGCCGAGGTTGTGGCTCTACAAGAGGGAAAGACACGACGCGGCGCCATACGGTCCTACCTGCGATCCTTGGGGTGGTCTTTGCAGCAAGTACGAGACAGCTTCACAGAGATCCGGGAAGTGTTGAACGATGAGACTTAAAATCTTAAAACTCGGCCGATGCTGGTGGATCGTTGGCGATGAAGAGGATGGTCCGTATGGTCCTTATTCCACACACAAGGAAGCCCAAGATGATTTGAAAGGGCTTCGGGCATTTTTCAGAAATCGTAATGACCGTTCGTTTTTTACCGCAGAAAGGAAGACCGATGCAAAGTGAGAACGTATTTCAACACATCCTCGCCAATGGTTGTGATGATGGTTTCATTCCAGCAGAATCGGCACAATCAACAGAGGCCCAACCGGGCTCGCCGGCGAAAGTGGCTGTTATGGCCGCAAGAGTATTACAGGGACAAGAATTATTTCAGGATGGAGATGTCACTGTTCTTCCCGATGAATTTGAACGGTGCCTGGACACACTAACGGATCGAGTGCGGCATAAAGTGCATACAGGCAGAAAGGCCAATCGCAGAGCTATTTAATGGTAGAAAGGATTCGACCATGGATTTATTCATTGTAATTTGTGCCGTCATAGGCGGAGTCCTCTGGTGGCGTTGGATCAATTTCAAAGCAGAAAATGGAGGACAGTAATGATTATCCAAGAGCGGCATATTATTGATTTTGACGGACGATGCGAGCCGGAAAATTATTGGACCGACATTGATATCATTAACCAGTCTGATGCAGAGTCTGTCATTCAAGAGTACATAGAAGAGGAGCGGTGTGGGTGGTATCGAATCATTTTCCTAATTGACGGCGAACTTAAATGCGTTGAATTTGAAATTGAATCGAAGAAGGTTTGTTGTGTTACAAACCAGAAACAGTATTACTTACATTAAGGAGCAATGATGTTATTACAAGAAAAACTATGTTGTGATTGCGATGGTAGCGTAAAGGAATTGTGGAATGACGTTAATATCAACACAGAGGGAGGTGTGGAAAAAATAATTCAACGACTAATTGAAAGCGAAAGAATAGGCGTATATCGAGTGTTGTTTCCTTTAATTGAAAGCGAAAGAATAGGCGTATATCGAGTGTTGTTTCCTTGTGACAAGGGCATAGGCGTCACATTTTTTGATATCGTGCTGAATGGCTGTAGCGTAACGAGCCGACGAAATGACGTATTTAAATGAGCAAGAGATGAAACCATTTCCATTCCAAGAAGAATGTATCACGGAATTGATTGATAAATTTGCTGGCAGGGGTTTGCTAAGCGCCGAGATGGGGTTGGGCAAGACGTTGATGTCACTGTCCGTAGCCGGCCGTTTGGAAGCTTGGCCGGTCGTGGTGGTGTGCCCAGCCTCATTGAAATGGAATTGGCAACAGGAAGTTCGCAAAGTCCTGGACATGCGGTCCCATATTCTAGAAGGACGCAAACCAGAACCGGCGGCTTTATTGCAACGGCACAAGATCTTAATCCTCAACTACGATATTCTCGCCGCATGGCTGCCTGTGTTACGGGAACTGAAGCCTCGTTGTGTTATTCTGGACGAATGCCAATACATTGCGAATCCGTCAACGAAACGCACGAAAGCCGTCAAACAATTGTGCCGGCATGTCAAACATGTAATGGCATTGAGTGGCACGCCACTTATTAACAGACCGATCGAACTGTATCCTGTGCTCAACTTATTGGCGAATAAGGTGTTTCGATCCCGGTTCACGTATGGGAAGACCTTCTGCAATGGTCGGCGGTCACCTTGGGGTTGGGATTTCACAGGTCGATCCAACACAAAAGAATTGAACACTCTCCTACTTCAGACTTGCATGGTACGCCGGCGAAAGGCGGATGTCCTCCATGACCTACCTCCGAAGATTCGGCAAGTCCATCCGTTGCCAATGCGAGACCGGGAACAGTATCAAAAGGCCGTCGACGATTTCATTGGATGGTTGGAGGAGAACGACCCCAAGAAGGCAACAGCGGCCAAGAAGGCCGAGGTGTTGGTGCAGACCGGAGCCCTCCTGCGGCTGGCGGCCAAGTTGAAGTTCCGGGGCGTCGTGGATTGGATTAATCAGTTTTTGGCAGACAATCCAGAAGAAAAGATTGTCGTCTTCGCCGTCCACAGGAAGATGATTGAAGCACTGTTAAGACGGATAAGCCTGCCGGCCGTTCGCATTGATGGCTCGGTCGCCGGCCGGGACCGCCAAACCGCGGTCCAGAGATTTCAAGGAGACAAGAATTGCCGGGTCTTTGTCGGCAACATCCAAGCGGCCGGAGTTGGTTTGACTTTGACAGCTGCCAGCCATGTTGCGTTCACAGAATTGTCGTGGCGTCCAGGCGACCATATCCAAGCGGAGGACCGCTGTCACAGAATCGGTGCTACGGGGACTGTGTGGGCGCATTATCTTGTTGCCTATGGATCCATTGAGAGCCGGCTTTGCCGTGTATTACAAGCGAAGCAGGGAACAATAAGTGCCATTTTAGATGGCGGCCGAACGGAAGAAGATTTGGACGTATTTGACCAATTACTCGAAGAAGTGAAAAAGGTAAAGAAATGAATTCTGGATTGTATGATGGCGTATGTGTTATTGAATTGCTTTTTCGTTTATGGCACAACTGCGGAGGGAAACTTAGTAATCATCCAAAATCAATTCGAGGTGCTTATGTTTTTAAATGCGTATTATTTGAATTATCAAACGACGAATATTGTGATCTTTTGCATGCTGTTCAAGAAAGCAATAAAGTGACAAATCACTATTATTCTGGTTTATATGATTTGTGTCTTGCTGTTCGCCCTATTATTCTAAAAGAGGATAAATAATGTACCAATTGAACTGGCACAGCTATTATATGGAGGAGATTGGTAAATGGATTGGATCAATTTGCTAACAACGCTAGGCGTCTCATATCAAATCGGAGGCGAGCACAAGCACGTCCGACCCGGTTGGATTGGAGTCAACTGTCCTCGGTGTGATCAAGGATACAATAAATTCCATTGCGGCATCAATCCAGAAGCCGGCTTTGCCTCGTGTTGGCAGTGTGGTCCGATACGGCTGGGAGATTTGTTGATCGCATTATCCGGGGAACCGTGGAGCGTGGTCCGGGAATGGCTGGACGGCCTCCCTCGTGCGATTACAAGCGGTGTAAAAAAATCCGACATAGTAGGCGAGTTCAAATTTCCCGCGAGCCTGGGACCACTGACGCTGCCATACAAACGATATTTGAAGAGTCGTGGCTTCCGTCCCAAACAAATCGTCAAGCAATGGAATATCCAAGCCACTGGTCCGGCCGGGGAATGGTCTTGGAGATTGTTTCTTCCGATCACCATCGATGGCGTGCCTGTGTCTTGGACGACAAGGACAATTGCTAAGAAGGGCGCCCGCTACCTGTCGGCTGAGCCCCATCAAGAAGCTGTTCCTCATCGTAATCTATTATACGGCGAAGACTTCGCACGCCATGCTGTCGTCATTACAGAAGGACCGTTGGATGCCTGGGCGATTGGACCGGGCGCCGTAGCAATAATGGGTTTGTCTTATACTCCAGCTCAAATTCAAAGGATGTCCCGATTTCCTATTCGGGCAATTTGTTTTGATTCTTCGAATGCCGCCCAGAAGCGAGCGCATGAACTGGCACGACTCCTCCAAGTATTTGCCGGCGAGACCCTTGTATTAGAGCTAGAAACGGGTGAAGACGCGGCAGAGGCCGAGGAGGAGGAGTTGGTGGAGATACGTGAATCGATTTTGGGAATTTGTTGAATTTCGAATATTTTAGGATTTTTCTCGGTTTCTCCTATTGTCTTTTATTTCGTTTGCCGATATATTGGTTATTAACAAACGGGGAACGCAACCCAAACATCTCAACCCAAACACAGGAGCCAATCATGATCATCCGAGAAAACAAAATCGAAGAAGCCAACGACCGATTCGCCAACATCGCCGCAGCTGGTGTGGTCCTGAGATGCCAGGCACAGCCATACTACGCAACGATCGAAATGACGTGTCGTATCAACAATATCCAATCAACGACACAATTCGTATTTGATGGGAATCAATGGCTTGCCACGTATGAAGGAATCACAGGACACGAACTGCATCAAATCAAAGGCAGTGGATGCCGTGAGAATCCGAATTTCGGTTTCATCCTGACCGACGACGAAACGATCCGAGATCTGAACGAACTTTCTAAATACAACATATAAGAACCATGGCAGGAGGCACCCGATTACACGGGTGCCTCCTGTTCCCCAAACACAGGAGAAAAGACATGTTACACGCTGAAGCACGACGAAATGGAACTCGCAAGAACATCGAAACAAACGCATGTAACTGGACTGGCGACATCCTCGCCATCACGATCTACATGACGGAAGAAGTCATCGCCTGGGAACAAGCCGGCTATGAATTCCACCTGCACCGAGAAGACATGTTGGACGAGACCGACGAAGCTTCGGTGCAAGTTTATCAGCTGACTAATTGCCGCTACGCTTGGAACCTATGCTGTGAAAGCGAAGGGGAACCGCATGCAACCTTCTTCCAAGAGGAAAATGAAAACCAAACACCTGAAGACATGGCCGCCAAAGCCATCCGATGGATCGCCAACCGTTACTAATGGAATCAAATTTGGGATTGGGCACGTCGCCCGGTCCCGTCACTATCCCAAACACAGGAGAACAGACAATGGCTAAGAGACTTGGAAAAATGGAACGGGTTCGTCGCTTTATTCAAAAGCACCCAAACGCCACAACGGAGCAAATCGTGCAAGCATTGGAAGCCCATGGAGTTTCAAAACAAACTGTCTATCAAGTTCGCAATTTGATCAAGACGGAAAGCTCGTCCCAAACACCTCGAGTTAGAAAGAGGACTGCGGATCCAATCCAAATTCAAATCGACGTGCCGGCCGAGGGCATCAATCTGAAACTTGCCGGCAACGGACAAGGCATGTTGGGCACGCTGGTGATCACTCGCTCGGGCATGGCAATCATCAAACCGAACGCCAAAAAGCCCAGCCGACAAATTTCGTGGACACGTCTGCAAACCCTCGCCGAATCTGGGTTGTTGCAAGATTAAGCCGAAACCGCCTGCGGGCGGTCGTCGCAAGTTGGTCCTTGCGGCCTGACGATGGCAGCCAAACCATCAACCCCAAACACAGGAGAACGAACAATGGCACACGAAATCACAGAACGAACAGACGGCACAGCAGAAGCAGCTTTCGCACTTACTCCAGCATGGCACGGTCTGGGAACAGTCCTCGACCATCCCATGACCTCCGCCGAAGCCATGACGGCCGCTCACTTGGATTGGCTTGTCTGCCAAGAACCGATCTTCCACCAGACGGATCAAGGTTACACGGAGATCCCGAACATGATGGCCAACATCCGATCCGATAACGGACTCGCCCTGGGCGTCGTGTCGGACCGTTACAAGGTCATCCAGAATGTCGAAGGTTTCAATTTCTTGGACACCTTGATCGAAAATCACGAAATGACCTACGAGTCGGCATTCAGCCTTCGCGGCGGTCGCCAAGTGGTCTTGCTCGCCCGGTTGCCACAGGAGGACGAAATCGTTCCGGAAGACAAACTCCAACGATATGTCATCTTGTCCTTGAACCATGATGGCACTGGGGCTGTTAATTTTGGTCCGGTCTCGACCCGAGTAGTCTGCTCCAACACTTACGCTATGGCGGAACGAGAAGGGAGCATGCGAGGACTATCCATCCGGCATCAAGGTTCGATCGACGACAAATTGACCGAAGCCCGCCGTATCTTGGGATTGATCCAAGACGAATTCAATGGCTATGCGGCAGAGGCCGAGTTGCTGGCACGCACGCCATTCGACAGACTCACGTTCCTGGAATACCTGGACATCCTGTGCCCATACCTGGACGAACGAGACCCAGACTATACGCCACGACGACAGAGCAACATTGAAGACACGCGTTGGAAGATCCGCTTGGCTTACGAAAATGAACGCCAGCAAACCGCCCCTCGCACAGCCTGGGCGGCGTTCAATGCCGTCACCGAACATATCGACCACCTCCCTCGCCGCGGTGCGACACGGGCACAGAGGGCCGAGACCCGGTTCAACGTCTGTCTCGCTGGTCCTGGACGGGACATGAAGCGTCGAGCCTTTGAAGCGGCCAAGCGATTCATTCATCCACTATTAGCAAAATAATCTCTGTGTTTGGAGATGGGAGGGGGCGATCGTTTCGCCCCCTTCCTTTATTTCACACTGTATGCGATTCTTACGGCTTGGGGTGTGCCGGCGCATGGAATGTCGGATTTTTCATTGGGACGCACTGGTCGGCCGTCTGGGGCTCGTGTTTGGGGTATTTTGAGATTCTTACCAGATTGTTTATCTGGACGTGCCGGCTGGTCCCGATAATATGGATTGACACGATTCCAAGATCATGTATATTACGCATTGAGACGCCTCAATTCTGACGACAATCCAAATCAAATAAAATCCGCCCAGAGGCAAACGGTCGTCAGAAGCCATGGTGTCCATCTGGGCGGATTTTTTATTTGGGAGTCTACCATGCCAGAAACCTCTTTTCCTTATGGTCAGTATCCTTTTCCAGGAACCATATTCATTAAAACCGATTGGTTCTTCAAATACGGCCTTGAAGAAGCAGTGCTCCTCGGAACCATTCTTGAACAAGGTGCCCAACAAATGGCACAGCCAGAATGCGATAATCCGGAACAATGGATTCGCTTGCCTAGGCATTGGCTTCAAAAAGAACTTGGATTGAGTTTCGAATCCCAAAGAAGGATTCTTAGGAACCTAGCGGCCTCTGGAGCCATTGTTGTGAAAAAAATGGGTTTGCCGGCTGTGCGTCATGTTCAAGTTCAATTCCCCCTTGCTTAGGAGATTGCTATGTTGGACTATACAGAGCATGAATTTTTAGATTATTTTGTGACAGACCCACAGAACACCAGAGTCCCGGATCATTATGTCCGAGTCATGGGTCTCACAAACGCCCATTTTTTTCAATACCTTATCCGATATCATTTTCGAATTCGCATGTCTTCTGGATACGTTTGGCAAGACGGGTGGTTCTTCCTAACCGTCAAAAAAGTCGAAGAAGAATTGAAGTATAATCAGAGAACACAATTAAGGATCATTCAGAAATTAGCGGCTCTTGGATTAGTAGAAATGACTCGAAAAGGTTCGAATCGCCTTCGGCATTTTCGTCTTAGTCTAGAAGGAATAATCAAATTAAAGCAGCATCAATACGAACAAGAAATACAAGAAGCGGAGAACCTGCGACGAGCTCCAAACGACTCGTGCGACGAGCTCCAAACGACTCCTCCTATATATAACAGTAGGGAAATAAGTAATACTGTCGCAACTACGTCGCGACGGAGTGATTGTGATTTTTCAGGAGAGGGCCGTCAAGAAAAAAAGACACCTTCACCGCCAAAGAAAAAAGACACTGCGCCGTCCAAGTTTGATCAGCGTGCCGCTGAACGCTTGATGGAAATCGTAGAATCCCATATTGCCGTGAATTGCCGTTCGAATCTTCGTTCCTGGGCAAATCAATTTAGACTCATGAGGACAAGAGACAAGATCCCAAAGAAAGATATTCAGGCCGCCGTTCGGTGGTATGGGAAAAACATCGGACAGGAGTTTGTGCCGGAAGCATTTAGTGCCGCCACGTTTCGAAAAAAATACCTGTCGATTGTATCTGCCATGCGCCGTGCCGGCGAGGGCGGCAAAGAGGAGGAGTATGACGACCGCTGGATCGTTATAGCCTATCGCATGATGGAAGAGACTGGGGATTACGATGATCCTTATGGTTGCGATATTCCAAGGGACATCAAACAAGCTGCAATTGAGGAAGCTGGAAAATCCAAATGAAGAAGAAAAAATATGAAGGGACCGCCATCCGCCAAATCTTGGTTGGCATGGTCACGGATGAGATGGTCTGTGGTCGTATCAGTTCGCAGTGGAACTCGGAAGGTTTGTTCGAAGCCCCTTGGGCAAATCTGGTGGGGGGTTGGTGTGTTAAGCATTTCGGCAAGTATGGCCGGCCGCCGCATGACAATTTAAGACCCATCTTCGATTCTTGGGCATCGCGAACAAAGGCTCCGGAGGAGACCATAGAGAACGTGGAACGGTTCTTGAGTCATCTCGCCCGGGAACACGATGAATCGCCCAAGTCCTCGGAATACATCATGGACGTGGCCGGGGAACACTTCAACCAAATCCAGGCCAAACGAAGCATCATGGATGCGGAAGCGTTGATGGACCGCGGGGAGGTGGAGCAAGCCCAATCTATTTTAAGACAGACCGGCCGTGTTGAAATGGGTGGGGGCTCTATTGTGAAACCCGGTCTGGATTTTGATGTTTGGCGAGAAGCTTGGGACAACGATACAACGAGACCGCTGATTGGGTATCCAGGGAAGCTGAACACGTTCCTCGGCCGGTGGATGGTTCGGGATACATTCTTAGCATTTATGGGACCGGACAAGTCTGGAAAAAGTATGTGGCTTCTGGATGCCGCGTATAGAGCCCTGCGTTCCCGGCGACGTGTCGTGTATTTTGAAGCCGGCGATATGAGTAGGGATCAAGTGCTGCATCGGTTGGGGCAGCGCATTACAAGGCGACCTATGCTCCGAGGAACCATACAAATTCCGACGAGCGTGGATCATGATTGCGAAGTTGAATTTAAGTCCAAGAAATTCCCGAAAGACCTGTCTTCGCGGGATTGCTATAGAGCCATGCGTCGGCTGTGTGGTGGTAGGGATTTGTTCCGCATGGCATGTTATCCGAACGATACCATGAGTGCCGACGACCTGGGAGCGGTGCTGCAGAGTTGGGTGATGGAGGGTTGGGTGCCGGATGTCATTGTGATTGATTATGCCGACATCCTTGCCGCACCGAGGGGCATTAGGGATTCCTTGGACCAGATCGACTCGACGTGGAAAGCTTTGCGTCGTATGTCCCAAGAATATCATGCTCTCGTCTTAACTGCCACACAGAGTGACGCGAAAGCGTATGATGCCAAGCGGCTTATGTCTCGCAGCAACTTCAGCGGTCGCAAGACAAAATTAGCACACGTGAATGGCATGATAGGTTTGAATATCAATGCCCAGGACAAGGAGAATGATGTCACCCGTCTCAATTGGGTGGTGCGTCGATCTGGTTCTTACAAAGAACAGCATGGACATGCCGTGGCCGGCTGTTTTGCTATCGCGGCTCCTTGTCTGAAAAGTGAATAAATTTTAATTTTTATCGCCAGGTATGTCTAACTGGTTCCGATAATAAGAATGTCAGGCAATTACGTTTTGAAATGATTCAATGGGAGAAGACAAATGAAGGTCAGTCGTAAATCCGTTATCGCACTTTGCGAAGCGGTTGGCTTCAAGACGGCTAAGTCTTGGGCACGCCAACGCATGGAGAAGAAACTCGTCGAAATTGCCGAAATCGGGGAAGACCTGGAGATCGATGAGAGCATAGAGGATGCCGAGGAGTTGAAGGAACTCTTGGGCACCATTATTCAAACGGGAGGGGCTGTGGAGATCGTCAATGGCGAGGTGCCACAAGAAGAACCGGAAGAAGAACCGGAAGAAGAACCGGAAGAAGAACCGGAAGAAGAACCGGAAGAAGAACCGGAAGAAGTGCCACAAGAAGAACCGGAAGAAGTGCCACAAGAAGAACCGGAACCCGAGAAGCCGAAATCTAAGTCACCCAAGAAGAAAAAGAAGGGTGGTAAGAAGAAAAAGAAGGATGCCCCAGAACCACCCGCTGAGGGTTTCATTGTGCCGGCGGAAGGGGAAGAGCAACCAGTAGGGAGACCCAAGCGGTTCCGACAGTGTGATTTCCCGGTCGTTGAGAAATTGTCTTGCCATGGTTCTTGTGTCGTGTTCATCTGTGCTAATCCGGATTGCACTTTCCCTGAATTGAAAGACCACCTCTTGGATCTTGGGCTCTTCGCCGAGAAGACGGCTCGGATAACACACAGCACCACCACCCGCATCATTAAGCTGCTTCGTGCTAATGGACACATGCCCGAGGCGGAAGGAGAAGAAGAATGACACAAGAACAAGATAAGATAGCGTTGACGTACGAGCATCAATTGGATGCCGCTCATCGTTTGCTTGAGCATAAAGGAAAATGCCATTCCATTCATGGACATCGCTACTTGATTCAATTCGAGGTCGAGGGAACCGTGGATGAGGAGACCGGACTTATTCTGGACTTCAATGTTCTGAAACAAGAGTTCGGTCAATGGTTGGATCATAATTGGGATCATGCCCTCATTTACAATTGGAGAGACGCCGATCTCATAGGAGCAATATCCTTTTTGGGCTCGGATTTGCGGAGATATGAATTCACAATGGGGGAGCCTACTGCGGAGAATATGGCCGCTTTCTTATTGGAGCACCTCGGTTGTAAATTGGAACAACTCTATCGGGATGTTTTTCTGGTTCGTGTCGTTGTTTGGGAAACACCAAATTGCTGTGCGGAGGCCCGACGTGAAGAGATATAAGATCAACGAAATTTTTTATTCGATACAAGGCGAGGGGGTGAATGCTGGTCGTCCTGCTATATTCATTCGGTTTGCCGGCTGTAATTTCCAATGCACTGTTGAGAATCAAGGATTTGACTGCGACACCAAGCATGAATCGATGGAGGAGTTGACGGTCGAGAATATTGCCCGAAGGGCTTGGGGGGAGTTCAGTGGAACATCTACTAAGCCGGATTGGCCGGATGGTCTGTTGCTGGTGATCACAGGAGGAGAACCAATGATGCAAGTGACAGAAGAATTCCTTGCATTTTTTCGGTCCCAAGGATTTGATATTGCCATGGAAACGAATGGCAGCATTGCTATCCCGTTGTGTTGGGATCACTATTTCGATCATGTCTGTGTTAGCCCGAAGCGTGGACTTTCTGTCAAGCAGACATGGGCGCATGAATTGAAGTTCGTTCTCCGGGATGGTCAGATGCCCTGGGATGTTGCTTGTGATGCTCCTAATCTACTAATCAGTCCAGCTTTCGCATTAGGACGGGAAAGCTCACAGAATATTCTTTGGTGTGTGGAGTTGGTTAAGAGCGATTCGAATTTTCGGCTGTCTGTTCAAATTCACAAGTTAATTGGATATGGAGTAAGGTGATGAAAGCGATTGTATCATTGAGCGGTGGGATTGATTCAGCAACAGTGTTGGCGGATCTTCTGAGCAGAGGCTATGAAGTGGAGACGGTGGGATTCACGTATGGTTCCAAGCACAATACGTATGAGAATGATATGGCGGTCGCGTTGGCGGAGCATTATGGTGTTCCGTTTACCTTGATCAATTTGGAACAAGTCATGTCAGACTTTAAGTCGGCTCTGTTGCTGTCTGGTGGTCCCATTCCGGAAGGGCATTACGAAGACGAGTCCATGTCTCAAACGGTCGTGCCTGGGCGCAACATGATTTTCATTTCCATTTTGGCCGGCTTGGCCGAGAGTCGGGAAGCTGATCTGGTGGCGGTTGGTATCCATTCTGGAGACCATGCCATCTATCCGGATTGTCGGCCGCGTTTCTTCTCTTTTATGAAGGAAGCGGTTGAAGCTGCTACAGATAATAAGGTTTCTTTGACGGCTCCATTTCTGGACAAGGACAAAGCTGCTGTTATTCGCTGGGGCATTCAATTGGGTGTTCCTTATCATTTGACACGAACTTGCTATAAGTGCCAGCCCGTGGCTTGTGGCAAGTGTGGTTCGTGTGTGGAGCGGTTGGAGTCTTTCGCGGCTAATAACTACACAGACCCCTTAGAATATCAAAAACAGAGGTAATGCGATGGATCGTCTTAGTTGGGGAGATATTGAATATCGGGCGGATACCATTGTCAATAGGATGCGTCATCTGTCCGTGATCCGGGCATACCCGATTCCTCGTGGTGGCATTCCTGCGGCACTTGCCGTTAAATCCCGGTGGTACCATTGTGGATCGGAATATCCTTTCATAATCGTGGAAGATCCGAAGGATGCCACTGTCTATATTGATGACATTGTGGATTCGGGAGCAACTCGTGCTCAATATCACGATAAGCCATTTTTTGCGTTGGTGGATAAGACAGACGCCGATTCAGAACTTGGATGGGTGGAGTTTCCTTGGGAACGCATGGCTGGTGAAGTGGGACCAGAAGAAAATATTCGTCGGTTGATTGAATACCTCGGGGATGATCCAAAACGGGAAGGTCTGTTGGAGACCCCTCTTCGGGTGATGCGTTCATATGATGAATTGTTTGCCGGCTATAAGCAGAATCCTCAGGATGTCATTAAGGTGTTCAAGGAAGGTGCATGTGATGAGATGGTGGTCATTCGGAACGTGGAGTTCACGTCTGTCTGTGAGCATCATATGCTTCCGTTTGTGGGTACGGCCCATATTGCTTACGTGCCGAACGAGAAGGTGATAGGCGTTTCCAAGTTGGCAAGGCTCTTGGATATTTTTGCTCGCCGGCTTCAGATTCAGGAACGCATCTGTCAGCAAGTCACAGGAGCCTTGGATGAATTCTTGGAGCCTCGTGGTTCGGCTTGTGTGTTGGTTGCTAAGCATCTATGCATGTCATCTCGGGGTGTAGCTAAGCAGCATTCTGAGATGGTGACAAGCAGTCTGTCGGGCGTGTTTCGGGATGAAGGTAATGCCGCTCGTTCAGAATTCTTTTCGATGATTCGGGGGGTTTGATGATTGTATATTACAGCGGCGAGGGCGGTCCCACTTCGGATGCTGAAGCCTTGGCACCACCTATTCCCATCATGCTTTCCTACTGGGGAATCAAGGAACGCAAGCAGACTGGGGAGCGGTTCGATCGTGTTTACATTGAACGAGGTAAAGGGATGAAGAAAATCAATCGAACAGTGTCTTCTCACTTTTTGGATTCTGGGGCTTTCTCCATGATCACGAAGGCCATTCAGTACGCAGCGGAACATGGTTGCTCCAAGTGGAAATTCTACGAGACACCAGAGTTCTTTGAATACTTGGATGCCTATGCGGCTTTCGTCAAGAAGTACTCCCGAGCAATAGACCTCTATGCAAACGTGGATGCTATCGGGCACGCCGACCTGACGTATCGAAATCAAAAATATTTGGAAAAGGAACATGGATTGACTCCCGTTCCAGTGGTCCATTTCCCGTCGGACCTCAAGTATCTCCAGAGGTACATTGAAGACGGCTACGAGGTGATTGGCCTTGGAGGTCTTGTAGGTAATGCCGGCTCCTATAGTGCTCGGTGTTGGATGGACCGCTGTTTTGACATGGTGTGTGACAATCCGGAGCGGTTGCCGACGACAAAGCTGCACGGCTTCGGTGTGACGTCTTATAGGCTTCTGGTGCGCTATCCGTGGTGGTCTGTGGATTCTGTGTCCTGGGCGAAGGTCGGCGGCTACGGACGCATTCTGGTACCACACAAGCGAGGTGGCGAATTCGTGTTTGACCGGGCTCCTCATATGGTCAACATGTCGGTTATTTCTAAGAAGGACCGGGATGCCGATTCTCATTTTCACAGCATGGCAGAAGAGGAGCAAGCCATCGTTCGGGAATGGTTGGACATTGCTGGTGTGCCGCTTGGCAAAGTGGAAGGCGATGAGGTCATTGAGGAGGGTGTTATCACTCGCCACACAGAACGCCGGCTTGCCAATATTATGTTCTATGAACACTTGAGTCAACACCTTCCGGAATGGCCGTGGCCGTTCGTAATGAAGGAACAGAGACGGGGATTTGGATTAGTATGATCATTTTTCATTCTGGTGTAGACGGGCGATATGGCGAGCTCGTGGATTCGTTTGTATTGACTGTGGATGTCATGATGGCATATTCACCAGGCAAGAGCACGACACGTATTGAGGATTTGTTGCGTTTGAGGAAGAATGGGAAGGCCAAGAAAAAAACAGGAGGACAGTCGAATGCTCGTTCTGGGAAGAAAAGTAAACGAGTCAATCGTGATCGGAAATGACATTGTAGTCACAGTGTTTGGTATTCAGGATGGACGCGTTCGTCTTGGTGTGGAGGCACCGAAAGAGATGCCCGTTAGCCGTCGGTCGTTTATTTCAGGGAAGCAATCAAAAAAGGAAGAGAAGGACAATGAAAAAGATAAATCGTGAACTGTTGTTCAAGCGCTTGGAATTGGTTTCCTTCGGCTTGTCTGCAAAGGCCATCATCGAACAGTCGGATTGCTTCGTATTTGCGGAAGGTCGTGTGGCAACATATGACGGGGA